TTTTAATGAATCATCAATATTTTTTCCAATGTCATCAGCAGTTAATTTTAAAGATGATTTAGTACCCTCTAATTTTTGTATGCCTGTAAAAATTGATTTATCTCTAAAACTTCTAGATCTAAATTTAGATGCAAATTTATCAATCCATCTATCTATCGCTGAATTACTAAACATTAAGTCATTGCCTTTTTGAGACATTAACTTTGCAGTTAATCCTTTTATACCAACAATCGCTGGTATAATTGGAAAACCATATTCTGCACCAAATAATAATTTATTATGTAATTGTCTAAGAGCATCGTCGCCTGCTTTTTCTTTAGAGTCTCTATCTAATTTTGTAGGTATAAAACTTATAAAATCACCAAATGTACCTATATCTTCTTCTTTAGCTACAACTGCACCTACTCCTAATCCACCTCCGACAGTGATACCTACAAATTTATCTAGTTTAGATAATTTATTTAACTTATTTAATTGAGTAGCTTTTTTACCTGCTTCTAAAAAATTTTTTGAATTTTTTGTAGTATTTAAATAGGTTCCTCTTTTGACTGCATTAGTTATAATTGGTGCTATCTGTCTTGCTTTTTTACTTAAGTTTGCAACAATAGGTACAGTTGTTTTTTGAGCTATCTTACCTGCACCATATAAAGATACTAACGCTTCTGTTATTTTACCTGTTACTGTTTCATTAGCTTTTTCTTCTGATTCTTTTTCAATAAGACCTAAATAAGTTTCTTCAAAAGCTTTATTAAATTTATATGTTGCACCTTCTTCAACAGGTATACCTTCTTCTTGTAAAGCATCGTAAATTAAAGTTCCAAAATTAACTACACCTTTTGGTATTTTTATAAGTCCACTATTAATAGCGTTGCTAACAGATTCACCTAAAGATACTTCATTATCTTCTTCTGGTGGTAAACCTAATTCTCTTGGTGTTTCTTCAATCTTTGGTTCTTTGGTAAATGTATCTTTTACAGTTTTAACTGTAGAATCTATTGGACTTTTTATAAATTTTTCAATTTTAGGCATGATGGCTTTATCATTTTTGTCAGCCATTGCCTCTAATTCTTCAGGTGATGCACCTTCTTCTATAGCTCTTTGTTCTTCTAATAATTGTTTTGCTCTAAAGTAACCTTCTTTTTCATATACTTCAAAAAAACGTTCACTTAGTTCTTTGCCCTCTAAGAACTCTCTCTTTTGTTCTTCATCAGGAGTTATGCCTCTTAATAGTTTTTTGAAAAAATTTGGTTCAGCCACTTTACGCTCCTATTGGTATAAGCTGAGCTCCATTTACCTTAAAAAATTTGTTAGTTCTGTAATCAAATATAACAGATCCCTCTCTGTAGGTTCCAACATCATCTTCACTTAATGTAATTTTACCTGTATCATCTGTTGTGTAATCAATATCTTTTCTTAAATAAGGTAAATCTAAATCAATATCATCAAATTCTACTCCTTCTACTTTACCTTCTTTAACATTATTAAGAGCTCTAGCTACTTTTTCAGCAGAGTAAGTATTTAAATATGGACTTCCGTAATTATCTTTTTGATCTAGTAAACCTCCCATACTTATTTCAAATTTTTCTTCTTTCTTTTCTTTTGGTGATTTATCTTTTCTATATAATTCAGTTTCAACTAATTGATTCAAAACTGTTTTATAATCTCTCCCTGTTTCTTCAGCTATTTGTTTTGCCTTTTGAATAAAAGGAGCAATGTCTTCTTCTTCTAAACTATCTAATACTTCTAATGCGATACCTGTTTTAAGTTTCTTTTGAGCTTGCACATTTTTTAATAAATTAGCTGTAGGTTCTTTTGCAGCAAGCACAATATTTCCAAGAGTGCTTCCACCGCCTGTTGTTCCTGCAAGAGAAGGTCCATACTGTAATAGAAATTGTGTTACTGGATCATCTAATCCTGTTCCACCACCTACAGCAGATTGAATTAAATCCATTCTATTTCTAACTTTATCACTAAAACCTACACCATCAGGATCAGATAAAGCATGTTTTTCTCTATCAACAATACCTGTCATGATGCCATTATTAGTTGGCCCACCTTTTCTAAACATTGGTCTTTTTAATATTCTACTCATTAAAATGCCCTATATATTCCAGCTAACGTTGCACCTAAACCTAAAGCACTTTGTAAAGGTGAAGGAGATGGTGCTGTTTGCACTGTTGTTCCACCAGGATATCCAGCGATTAATGAAGTGATCCCTGAACCCAGAGCCTGTGTTGCTTGTAGTGGTTGATTTAATTGTTGTTGAAGTAGTTGTTGTTGTGCAGCTAATTGTGCTTGTTCTTGCGCTTGGTTCTGCGCACCTAAAGAAGATAATGCTCCAACATCTTGACCTAAGAAAGCTTGTCCAGCTTGACCTAATCCTATTTGTTGTTGCCCTAATCCAGAAAAAGCTTGACCTATACCTAAAGCTTGATTTGCTAATTGTTGTTGTTGATTTGCTAAAGCTTGTTGTTGACCAAAAGCTTGAGCTGCAGCTTGTTGTGCTTGACCAAAACCTTGACCTAATAATTGTGCTTGTAAAGCTGCTCTGTTTCTATTCTGATTAGATAAGAATTCTGCTTGTTGAACTCCTTCTCTTGCTCCACCAAATGCACCTGCACTAATTGCTTTTGCTGCTAATCCAGGTAATCCTTTTTGTGTTTGTACGTCAAATTCAGCTAACGTTGTATCAATTATGTCTTTTTGGTATGGAGACATAAATTGTTGATATGCTTGTGGTCCCATAAATTGACCAGCCTGACCTGCTTGTTGTGCAGCTTGGCCTGCTAACGCTCCCGCTTGACCAACTTGACCCGCAGCTAATGCTTGAGCTGCTTGAGCAGATTGTAAAAAAGGTTGATAACTACCAACTCCTGAAGTTGCTAATTGTTGGGCCTGTTGTTGTAACGCATCTTGACCAGCTACAAATTGTGGTCCATATACTTGTGATAAATCTGCTTGTTTTAAATCACCTGTTACTTGTTGTAATTGAGTTAAATATGGTTTTGCTGCCGCTTCTATAAACTCTGGTGGAGCTTGAATTGTTGTTGATACTGACATTATACTATCCCGCCTTTTTCTAACATTTTCATTTGATCGTAAAGACGTTGTGCACCTTTATTAACGTCTCCGCCTCCCATTCCTTTTACAGCATCTGCTGTAAATACAAATTCATTATTCGATAACATCGCTGGAATATCATCTGCTTTTTCTTTTACACCAACTGGAGGAATAAATCCACCTGTTTCTCTAAGGTCTAATTCTGTAACTCCTGCAGGATTTTTATTTAAAGGTAAACCCATGATACCGGCTGCTTCAATAGCATTTTGTTCTGGAGTTCCTTTAGCATATTTAACTCTACCACCTTGAGCATATCCTCTATTCATATCTTGAGTGTACTCCGATAAATCTATTTCTACTTGATTAGCTATAGCTGCTTCTTCATCATCTTCATCAGCAAATGTTTTTTGATTTCTATATGCTTCAGTTAATTTAGTTCTTAAAGCTGGTATATTTCTAGTAATTCCTTCAGGATCACCTTCATCTTCTAAGGAATTTAAAACACCTCCTAATAAAGAACCACCTGCAAATACTTTTAAAGTATCTCCAAATGTTGCGTCTTTTGCTTTTTTATTAAACAACTCAGTTATCCCACCTGTTCCAATATCAAATAAAGAACCACCTGCAAATTTACCTTTACCAAATCCTATAAAAGGTGATCCACCACCTATCATAGGTGCAAAATTCAAAGCAGCTAAGGCTAAAAAAGGATTTTTTTTAATTCCTCTAGTTACACCTTTAACAGCTCCTTTAATACCTTTACCAATAGATTTTACTAGGCTTCCTAAGCCATACATTTGTCTTGGTTGTTGCATACGTGATATTGCCATAATTATATTATTTAAACTAGTTTAAGGCAGGCATATAAATCCTGTAGTATCGCAGTTTATTTGATTTTTTTACTGTCGTCAACACGTTTTAAAGACTGTAATTCGTCTAAGAAACGACCACAATAAGAGTGCTCTCCGACATGTGTTATGTAGTCTGTAACATAAGCAAATACTTTACCACCCATGTCTGTCCATCTTTGACAAAAACCAAAGTCTTCACCATAATATCTCTTGGTATCTGGGTCATGTAAAGTGTCAAATAAATTGTAAAAATTGTCTTTTTTAGTTTCTTTTCCATTAATAATGGTTGGTTGAAATATCTCTAGTTCAGGATGTTTTTCTATCATCTTTATAAGAACATGTCTTTTTATTAACATGCACCCTGTAGGTACATGTGTTGTTTCTATAATATCATCTTCCATAACTATTTTATTTTTATCAGGTACTTTTATTGGATACATATACCCAGATTTAATGACATCACTTTTCTTTTTTATCATCTCATATTTTTCTGTTAGTGCCTTCCACATTTTATCTTGATCAATTGTTTTCATTGGGTAAGGACACGCAATAACATCTTTATCTTTTTCTATCATTTTAATGATAGTAGAATATTGAAAGTCAATGTCTGAATCTATAAATAATAAATAATCATATTTGTCTTCGTGATTTATAAATTCAGATACACATAAATTTCTACCTTGTGTGACTAGAGAAGATTTTAATAATGTAAAACTAACTAATATATTATTTTTTAAACACTCTTGTTGAAATTTTAATACTGCTTGTGTGTAATGCATAGATACATCAGAATGACAAGGTGTACATACCATAATTTTATATTTAGGGTCACCGCTTAAATTTATTTCCATAACGCTTTTAGGTTCTACTTTAACATGATTTATAGTTTGATATGTATCTTTGTTTGGTTCTTGTTTATTAAACCAAATAGGATCATTGTTTCGCATTAATCGCTCCTTCTAAAAACCGTGTCCAAGCAAGGCCTTGTTTATTCCAGTTATAATATTTGTTTGTGTATTTTATTTGAAATTTTAAATGTTCATTAACTGCTTCACTTTCTAAAGACTCTGCAGCTGCTTCTATAGTTTTAGCAAATTTAGTAGCCAGTAATTTATAATTATCTGTGTATGGAATATAGATAGGAAACTCCGCACCTGTTTCAAACAATGCACCAAGATCTGTTGTGATACAATACAATCCAGCTGCCATACATTCTAATAAAGATATACAAGATGTTTCTTCAAATGTGCTTGGGTATGCATACATTCTATAGTTTTTTAAATTTTCTCTAATGTATTCGTTTGGTTTGTATCCAATATAATTTACGTTAGGTATTAAATCTGCTTGCTCATATAATGTTTGATAATATTTATCATTCTGTTCGTAAAAATCTTTACCGTATACTTCTGTAGAAGAATATACATCTAATGTAATTAATGGATTTTTTACTAATTGCATTGCACCTAGCAAAACATTTAATCCTCTCCACGGTGTGTTTTGATGTATGATTTTTATAGGATCACCTTTTTTATAAGTCGTTGTAATTGGTTCTATGTTTTCAATACCATTTTTTATAACCACACATTTTTCAGTTGGTATTTTAAAATATGTTCTAAATTTTTCATATGTCCAATGACTATAAAATACATACCAGTCATATTTGTTATGATTAGATTGATCTTCAAACCATGGTGCCAGATTCGGTTGATCGTAAGAATTTTTTTGCCAAAGTATATTTACTTTGTTTGGATCAAGAGGTATTTTTTCTGGTACGGAAGTACAAATAGAAACTTTGTCTAGTAGACTTTTATCTACGTGTTTTTCTAAAAATTCAAATTGTAATTCTGTTCCACCTTTAGGTGTTTGAATTGTCATTGTTGTTATTAAATACTTTCTGTAAAACGTTTAATCCTTTCGGTGATACTTCGACTTTAATATCTTGTGCAATGTGTTCTGCTGTTGTTGCAGTATTTGGATCTGCAATGTCTGCATCTTTTTCTGCTTCATCAACATAAACATAATTTGTTTGTGTGTTTCTTATTGTAACTGTTGTAGTACAATCTATCTTTAGTAAATCTTCGTTTGCCATATTTATCCGTTCTCCTGTGATCTATCTATTAAAGCATAATTTATTAGACCTTGTATTTTACTACTTCCTGTAGCTGCTGTTACTGTTATAGCATCTCCTGCTTCTAAATTCAAGCCTTGAGGTGAAGCATTTACTTGTTCTTTAGCAGCTAAGTCATCTCTAAAAAACTCATATTCTGTGTTTGAATCAGATGAGTCAACAAAATTCATATTTACTAAAATAGATGATGACGCATCGTTGTTTGCACAATATATACTTTTAACTATAACTGTTGCATCACTAGGACATGTAAACACTGTGGTTTTACTTGTGTCAGTTTGTTTGAAACCCTGGTTCTTGTATCTTATTGTCATGATAGAAAATAATTAAAAGCTTCCTGTTCATTTTTTAAATCTTGTTGAAAAGAAAAATTTAATTCATTTTTAATTGTATCAACTGCACGAAGAATCTGTCTTTGGTTTTCAACATCGTATTCTTCTTTTGGTTCTGGTATGTATGAAGTTATTCTAGCCATTATCTAGGTGACCCGTATTTTCCTCCAGGTACACTTTTTACATCTTTTACTTTACCACCAGAGAAAGTGTCTTTTAGAGGTGCAAACGCATTACTTGGTTTATCTTCAGCTGCTCCTCCAGTTTTAATTGTTTTATCTATTCCAGCTGATCCAATATCTCCTAGTCCTTTAGATTGAGGTGATTTTGATTTTATAAATTGTTTAAATGCATTTAATTCATCTAATTTTAATTGTTCAAGTAATGCAAGTCTTTCATCTAGTTCTGTTTCATCCAGACTTCTACCTTTACTTAAATATTTATCTTGTAATGTTTTTTTAATTCTATCTATTCTTTTTTGATATGCACCTTGCAATCCAATTTTCATAGGATCACCATATTTACCTTTTGTTATTCTATTTATTAAACCACCTGATACAGGATTATATCCTTTCATAATTCCTGAAGCAACTTGTCCTATGTCTGTTAAACCAAATCGATTACGATAAAAGTTATTCATAAATTTAGCTGCTGGATCTGCTTTAGGTATGAATGATCTTATCACTGATCCTACCATAGAGTTTTCACCAAGTGGAAAATAAGAAGCTAATTTTGCAATACCTGTCGGTTCTTGAGGTTTTGAGAAATCTACTTTGTCAGTGAATCCTTGAATGTTGTCTACACTTGTCCCAAAAGGAATGTTAGAAGCTACAGTTGAATCCATTATACCTTTATTAGTATTTGACGGAAAGAAAAAAGATGCTTGATCATCAGTAGCAAATCTTAAAGGTGCGTCGCTAACATTAGGATATGAAATAGGAACTGTTTTAACTTTATCATCTTCTATAATCATTTTAGTTTTTCTTTGATTGTCTGCAATTATTTGATTTATTAAATCTTGATTTAATAAATCTTTATTTTGTAAACCAGGAACATTATATTGATTAAGTATATCTGCAGTATTTATAAGAGGAATATTATTCATCATTTCACTACCTGTATTTGTTCCTATGATTCCTGATTGGTTTTCAAAAGGTCTTAATAATTGTTGCAGTCTTAATTCATCAAAAGTTGCCATTATCTTCTACCGTCTGGTTTTATATCTACTCTTAGTGTTCCATAACGCCAAGTTTCACCTACAGCGTCATTTTCAATTTTGATTGCAAGAAGTCTTCCTCTTGCTCGAGTGTCTACTTTATCAGTAGTTGATGTAATTGTAAAGGGTCCTAATGGTGAGCTTGATGCTGTATCACTTGGATAGTTGTTTAATAATAATGTTACTTTTGAATTACCTGTTAATACTTTAAAATCAGGTATAAACCGTTTCATAGACATAATAAATTCACCATCGCCTCTTAAATCAGCCGTGCCTGTTGTTTGACCTGTAAGACCTCGTCTTGCAGATATATCAAAATCACCAGATTTTATAAATGCATCAATAGATGTGGTGCCCGATGAATTTACTTGATCAGTTCCGGTTTCATGAGCATAGTAAGTTGATGCACCATTTGCATTAGTGACTCCTTGAATTGAAATATTTGGTGTTGCAGTTTTACTGTATTCAGTTGCATAAGGCACATCAAATACACCTGTATCTATATAACTTGTTCTCGCTAATGATCCTGTAGTCCAAAGATTTTCTGAATAATTATATGTAACAACTCTATCTATTTGTTCTGATCCTGACTTTGGATAGAACCAATTTACTTCACTATAAAGTGTATTATGTTCTGCATAGACTACATCACTTGAATTAAAATTTATTCCTAAATTATCTCCATCAGTAGTAAATACAAAATCCTCAACTAAACAAGGTATAGATTTAACTGTACCATCAAATAAAAAGAATCCACCTTCACCTGACATCCAGAATACTATACCATCAGAATAACTTAATGCATGTTGACCAATTAATCCACAGTTTGTGCCAACTTGTTTAACACTAAATGTAAATGGAGGACCAACAAATTGAATTACATATGCAGAACTATCAGTTAAAACTAAGGTATAATCTTTACCAGATACAGCGCCTACAATTTTATTTCCTTTATCTAATCTAAAACTACCAGCTGTATTAACTGCTGTTGGCGTATATGTATTTAGATCTTCTTGATTAGAAAATCTTATAAACATTGGATCAACAGTTGATGTATCTCCTATTGTTGTCTCAGTTCCAAAATGAAACAGGTGTCTATCTCTATCTGAAACCTGTGTTAATCTAGATGACGTTGGATTGTTTGATGTAGAAAAATTTGTAGTTGTGGTTGACGCTCTAATCGTTCGTGCGTTTGATGCACCTGCATTCCATGTAAATGTTTTACCGCCTGTAATAGTTGCGACTAATACTTCTCCAAAATTATCAAGACTCCAGTTTCCTGGTTCCAGAATTACATTACTAGTTGTTCTTTCTGTTCCCCACGTTGATGCGCTCCAAGTATCTGTGCCCCAACCATAACCTGCAGTTTGAATTGTAGGACCTACTTCTACATATGGATTAACGGTTGCAGAACCTGCAGCTGTCATTCCTGTTCCAGATTCATTTGATGCCATCGTAATTGTAAAACTATTTGTGCTCGCAGTAACTACTTCATAAGGAGTGTCTGTAAAATCAGTCGTTGCATATCCTGTAGCGCCTCCTCCAGGTAATGTTACAGAAGTAAATGTAAAATATCGTCCTGCAGTTAAACCATGAGAAGTTTTATTAACTGTGACAGTTGCTGATCCAGTTGTAGATGTAAATGTAAATCCAGTAATAGCCGTATCTAATGGAGAGATATCATAAAAATCTTGACCATAATATAAAAACAAACCTTGTGATGTGCCTATGGCTGCATATTTTTCACCTGCAATACTTATCCAACTATGCTGTGCACGTGCTGCTCCAGGTAAAGTTAAACTATCTGTAGTTAATTGATTCCAACCACCTATTTTTTCAGGTAATCCATACCTAAATCTAACGAAATCACCATCAACCCATTGAGATTCAGCTCCTGAATCTGTGACCATTTTGTTAAAACCAGGCTTGAAATTTAATTTTTGTAGCATATAGTATGTTTATATAACAGTTCTATTTATAATGAAAGATGAAAAATAAATCAGTAAAAGAGAAAGATTTTATAGCAATATACGATAATTACATTCTTCCTGAAGAGTGTGATAAAGCAATCAAATTATTTGAAGAAAGAGATAAATTTAAAAAAACCTTTACAAGATTAGACTTTGAAAATACCACATCAACCATAAAAAAAGACAAATATTTTTTTGCAAGTTCTAGTAATCTAGATGTCTGGGTTGATGATTTAAAATCAATGATGTTAAATTTTGATATGGCATGGAAAAATTATTATGTTAATCATGGATTAGAAAAGGTATACTCACCTTTAGAATATACAACACTAAAAATTCAAAAAACTTTACCTAAAGAAGGATATCACATTTGGCATGTAGAAAAGAGTAATTCATTTCATGATTGTAAAAGAGTTTTTGTTTTTTCTATATATTTAAATGATGTTAAAGAAGGAGGTGAAACAGAATTTTTAAATCACTCAATTAGAGTTAAACCTAAAAAAGGAAGAATAGTTATTTGGCCTGCTGGTTTTCCATATCTTCATAGAGGCAATCCACCTTTGTCTGGTGAAAAATACATATTAACCTCTTGGATATTGTTACAATAAAATGGACCACACAGAATCAATTGTTCACATAAAAGGAGTTGTTAATGATGGTTTAATAAAAAAAATAATACCTTTTATTAAACAAAAAGCTAAAAATAATTTAGAAGTATATGATGGTAAACGAACAGATATTAGAAATGTTAAAGGATATCATTTAGATTTTACAACACCTACTAAACTGTTTTATTGGAATCTTATAAAAATTGAAATTCAAAGGTTACATATATACTATTCTTTAAAATTTCCTAAAATGAATCTTGGTAAAATAAATCAAATAGATTTATTAAAATATGAAGTTGGAGGAAAATATGAAATACATACAGATGCTTATACCAATATGAATAGATTTTTAAGTGTTATTATAAATTTAAATGATGAATATGAAGGTGGCGATTTAGTTTTTACTGATCAAAAAGAAAAAGAAATTAAAAGATTAAAACTTGAAAAAGGTTCTATAGTATTTTTTCCAAGTAATTTTATGTACCCACATGGAATACAACCGATTACAAAAGGAACAAGATATAGCATAGTTGCATGGCTGCAGTAGATTATAAAATTATAAAAAACTTTTTTACAAAAGAAGAATTAGAAATTCTTGATAAATACTGTTATAATAAATTAGATACCAATAAAGATTATAAAATAGATCACGATTCGTTTTCTCCCGCATGGTATGATGATCCTTTAATGAATGGTATTTTAGATATTAAATTACCTTTAGTTGAAAAAGAATCTAATTTAAAATTATTTCCAACCTACGCATACTGGAGATATTATGTTTTTGGAGGAATCTTGTCCAAACATACTGATAGACCAGCATGTGAAATATCTGTGTCGGCATGTATTAAAAAACACGATAATTGGCCACTTGTAATTGAAGGAGAATCTTTTGAATTAGAAGAAGGAGATGCTTTATTATATGCAGGATGTGATCAAAAACATTGGCGCCCTGGTGTTTATAAAGGAGAAGGACTGGCTCAAGTATTTTTTCATTATGTAAATAAAAATGGATCTTTTACTCATCACGCTTATGATAAATATAGAAAAGCAACTGGTAGAAAAGCAACTGATACTGAGGAAGATCTTCTTATTAAGAAGTATAAGAAGTAGGTCTAGCACCTAATCTAGTAATTTTCTCAGATTCAGTTTCACCGTCAACATTATTATTGTCCCAATCAGATTGTAGTCTAACTAAATGAGCTGCATCCCATTTGTTAATAAATTGACTTGAAAAATCTCCTAAGTTAGCATTAGTCCAACTAGAGTGAGGAGTATCATCTCTGTATTCTACTTCATCATTACTATTTGAAGTTCCAAACTGGATTGCCCAAACATTTGACCATTTAGAATCGTTCCAAAAAGAATCATTATCGATTACGTATCCACCCGCACCATCACCACTTTGTTTGATAATTAGTTTATCTTCGAATACTACTGTCCATGTTGCGTTTGTTGCCATAATTTCTCCTACGTTTTAATAATATAAATTAAAGATATATAAGGTTGAACAACAGAAGTTGCATTTCCACTAAAGTTACTACTAGCATTACCACTACCAGAAAAGTTTGCACTCATATTGTGAGAGTGACCACCCCCTGAACCTGTATTAGCTATACTTACAGGAAATTGACCCGCTTGGTCACCAGTAACGTTGTTTCGTACTCCACCAGCTACGTCTTCTCCAACAGGACCAAATCTTGGTGTAGTCGCGCTGTGACTGTGTGATGCAAGTTGTGGTGTTGATAAAGTTGCGTTCGCTGTATTTCCTCCAACGTTACCTGTAACGTTAATATTTGTAGTTACACTTCCACCTGATGATACAGTGTTTGCTCCGCCAGTTGAAGCCAAAGCTTTACTTGGTGATTTACCAACAACTACTTCATCTTGTAAATCTGGTAATCCAAAAGTACTTGATCCATCACCTGATCCGTAGGTTGTACCAATAACTGCAAATAAATCTGCATAAGTTGTTCTTGAAACATTTGCTCCATTACATTCTAAAAAACCTGTTGGTAAAGATGAGTCTGTCCAAGGAACAATAGTTCCTGTAGGAATTCCTTCGACACCTATAAAGGCACCATTGTTAATTACTGTAGTTCCACCTGATACAATAGCCATTATTTATCTCCTTCTATCTTAGATAAATTAATTTTAAATTTTTCTCCAGATATATTATTAATCATAAATATATCATTTTCACCTTCCTGTAAAGTCCAATTTCCTTTAGTTCCATCAACTATATTGCCTTTTTCTTTATGTCCATTTGATAAATGCAAGTCTCCTGTATATATATTTCTCCATACATTTCCTGATGCTCCTAGGTCATAAGTGTCTGTAGTACCAGGAACAAGATGTCCTGTAGCTGTAACAGCTCCAACTGAACTCAATCCTTCTACAACATTTGTTCCATCAGAATAAAGAACCTTGGTTCCTTTATCTGTTGCTGTCCAAGTTACACCTGTTCCAGAGGTAGTTTTAAATGTCACTGTGTGAGCACCTGTAGTAGCATTTTGTACGATATAAGTTTTTTCTATTCCGTCTGGAATTACTACATTTTTATTTCCAGAAATAGTTCCAGTTAATTTTATTACTTGATTTTTACCATTCGACAAAGCACCATTTGTAAAAGTTAAAGTTGCTGCTGCAGTAATTCCAACTGAATCATATCCACCAATTGCTTGTTCAAGAATTAGTAAATTAGTATTGGTAATCTGTCCCCAAGTTCCTGAGTTTTCTCCAGTAGCTTGTACAGTTAATTTTAAACTTGTTGATGTAGTATTTGGCATATTTAAATTTTATTAAGTTTTCTCATATTATTAAATTTATGCAGCAGTGTCAACTTCTGTCCATGTAGGAGCAGATCCTGTATTTACTTCACTCCACATAACATTTTTAACACTTCCTTGAGTCATTGTCATACTAATTCCAGTAACTTCAGCACTTGCATCATCTGGTATTACTGCACCTTCATTCATGGTCATTTCTTGACCAGTTGGAGATGCGATAGTATTTGCATCTAATGCAGCTGTGCCAAGGGCTGCTGAGAAACCAATACCTGTTACTTCAGCACTAGCGTCATCTGCCTCTGCTTGACCTTCCTGCATAGCCATTCCTATACCAGAAGGACTTGCAATAGTATTTGCATCTAATACAGCAGTTCCAAGATTAGATGTTAAAGCTTGACCTGTTACTATGGCGAGAGCATCATCTGCTTCTGCTTGACCTTCCTGCATGGTCATTGCTTGACCAGTTAATGTGCCAGTATTAGCATCCGCTGTAACTGCAACACTACCTAATGACATAGGTAAATTCGTTCCTACTAAAATTCCTCCAACAGTTGCTTCTACTTCAACTGGAATATTAAATGTAGCTGGACTTAAAGCAGCGAAAGGTGCTTCACCAAAAGCTGTTAATGTGTCGTGAGTAGGATTACTCTCTTGTAAAGTTAATTCAAAACCGGTTACATTAATTTCTTGATTTGTTGATTGTGTAAGTGTTCCTTCTGCTGCAGTTAAAGCTTGACCTGTTACATCGACATTTACTAAAGAAGATCCGTTTGCTGTTCCTAAAGCACCTGTTAATGCTTGACCTGTAACAGGTACATTTGCATCACCTGTGATAGCAGGAGCATTCTCCTGCATAGTCATTTCTATACCTAATGGATATACAATTACATTTGAATCCTCTGCACTGAAAGGTGCTTCTGAATATGCGATTATTCCAAAAGCCATGGACTAGGCTCCTGTTTTTTGTTCTTCTTTTTCTTCTTTAGGTAATTCTGGTTTTAATAAATCAGAATAGTGTTTTTGTAAAACTTCCAAATCAGCAAATTCTAAACTTAGTTTATTTTTTTTAGAAACAATATCTTGAAGCTTTGATAAATACGCTTTACCTTGATCAGATAATTTTTCACTATCGTAGTGTTTTGCATCAAAATTAAAAATCATTAAATTTCCTCTAGTTTAAATTTATATTTCTTACCTGATTTGTTATTTAAAATATATAAATGTTCGGCACCCTCTTGGATTGTCCAATTACCTTTAGTGCCATCAACAGCGTTACCTTCATCTTTAGCTTCGTTAGATAAATGTAAGTCTCCTGTGTATATGTTTCTCCAAACATTTCCTGATGCACCTAAGTCGTGACTATCATTAGCTCCTGGAACAATATCTCCAGTCACAGTTAATGTAGATCCATCAAAAGTCATATTAGCTTCTGCGTTTTGACCATCAGTACCTGTAGCAGTTACAACTCTATTGTTAGAGCCATTAGTCATGAAATCAGAAACATCTACAGAAATTGCATCTGCTGCAACATCTATACCAGTTCCTGCACCAACATTTAATGTAACATCACCAGAAGAGCCTCCTCCTGTTAAACCATTACCTGCTGTGACACCAGTTATATCTGCTGAAATAGTTGCAAAACTAACGGCACCTGATCCGTTTGTTTGTAAAACTTGGTTTGCTGAACCATCTGATGTTGGAAGTGTAAAAGCTGAAAGAACAAAATTAGATCCATCACCTTGAATAATTTTACCTGATGTTGTTGCTAAACCTGCTACATCTTGTAATTGTGCGTCTAGTCTTGCGTTGGCTAAAGTGCCAGAACTAATATTACTTGCGTTAGTTGTATCAGTCGTTGCAGAAGCAACTAGACTTAGGTCTGATCTAACTTCAGACGCACTTCTACCTTCTAAACCATTTGCTGTAAAACGAGCAAAATCATCGTCAGCTACAGAGGCACTGTCTATTTTTACTGCATTAGTATTTGCTATTCCAAAAGTTAATGAAGCTTGACCACCTATATCTGATAATACTTCTGAAGCAGAACGTCCTTCGATATCTGTTCCGTTAACACGTAAAAAATCATCGTCTGCTACACCACTTGTAAATTTAGGCACGTTTGTACTTGATATACCTGTATCTAAAACAGCAGCTGTCCCTAATCCAAGTGATGTTCTAGCTGTTGATCCAGTTTCTAAAACAAAATTAGATCCATCACCAACAATAAATCCACCATCAGTTACAGCTAAACCTGCAACATCTTGAAGTTGTGCATCTAGTCTTGCATTTGGAACTGTACCTGAAGTAAGTTGAGTTGCATTGAGTGCTGTAAGATTACTTGCATTGTTTGCAACAATGTTTCCACTTGCATCAAGTATTACTGATTTAGAAGCAGGAAGAGTACAGAAAACATTTTTTGTTCCTGCAGAAAAATCTACTGCACTGTCCGAGTTTGATGAAGTGATAACAGTAGTTCTAGCTAGTGTTCCAGCTGCTACTGTTCCTAATCCAACTTCAAACTCAGAGTTTGCTGAGTGCACAATTGCATAATACGTTGTGTTTGTATTTCCAACTGCACTAGAAAAAGTTAAAAATCCTGTTACTGCTCCTGCAAGAGTAAATGTCCCCGTACCAGTAGTGGTAGAGGTTTCTTTAACTCTATCATGTACGACTAATGCCATCTAAAACTCCTATTACCCAGAGATTCTTAATATAGCTGCTGAAGTCGTTGCTGCTGGAAACTGAATCGTAAATGTTCCTGATGTAGCTGTTTTATCTGCTCCAAAATCTAAAACTGCAACTGCTGCATTAGTAACTGCAGAAGATGTGTTATAGATTAATGCACCTCTAGCTGTCAGTGTTACTCCTGTAAATGATAAATCAGCAAAGTCAACGAACGCAACACCTTTACCTGTTCCAGTTCCAATGTTTGTGCTTTGACCTGTTAATTTATCTCCACCAGAAGCATACGTACCGCTATTACCAACTTCGTTTCCAGTTGTAAAAGAAGTAGTAGCTGAGTTTAGAGTTGCTGAAGAAGTATAAAGAGCTAATTTAAAAACATCACCACCAGATGATTTAAAGTTTGCATCACCTTCTAGTAATTGTTTTTTAAAAGCATTTGCAATCGCTTGTGTTATAGCCATAGTTTATCTCCTTATTTATTTTCCTCCGACTCGAGGAACACCTGATTGATATTCATCTCGTCTTCGTCTTCCCATTTGTTCTACTGAGAAGCCTTCTACTACTTGTTTATACTTTCCTTCGTATAATTGCAAGAGATCATTTGGCCCCTTTAAGAAACTATATGCTTCGACTAAGCATGCATACAAAAGTCCATTGGGAAAATATTTACTAATGTATGTTTGTGTATTTGTACTAGATAATCCAGTTGGTTTCAAGATATAATTTAACTGAATAGTGTAAGTAGCATTTGGTGTAGGCGCAATTACAATAGTATTATCGTCCCACATGCCATAGTATTTTGGAACTCCTGTAGACTCAGCTGGATTAAATTCAGACATAAAACTAGTATCTCTAAATTGTAAAAAATCTCTATTATTTGCTTGACCTACTCCGTCAGAATCTACGATTTGTGCAGACCGTATAATTAGTAAATCCCCTGGAGTATCGAGAAATCTTTGTGATGCAATTAAATTAGCTGTTGCATATCTTCTACTACTATCAGAATCTACATCTCTAAATATTCTCCATTCAGCATTTTCAATAAATCCATTAACAATAGAGTCTGTTAAAACATTTGCATCTACTTCTGTGTAGTCTCTAATTTTTTGTACTAATTCTGAATAAGTCATGGTGTTAACGTAACTGGTCCTGCAGTTACAAATGCTCCTCCAAATTTTCCTGTTACCGTAGGCGTTGATCCTAATGTAAAAGTATAATTGTTTGTATCTACTACAGTTATACTAAATCCTGCAGCATTTTCAAATACTGTATACGCTAGGCCTCCGGGACTTCCATCTACATTTCTAAATACAACAATGTCTGCAGTTGTTCTTCCATGACTTGGTTCATTTACAGATATAGTTGTGCTACCAGAAGTAATATCAAATGGATTACCTGGTAATAAACTCTGTGTTGCTGGTTCAGTTCTTGCAGGTCTGGCATTTCTTAAACCTTGTGAATCTGCAGTAGTTGGTTTTGGTTCTAATTGTGGTTGCTTTGGTTCAAATTCTGAAATATGCACTCTTGATCCATTCCATTCTATAGCCATTTCTGTATATGGAAATGCTTGTCCTGATCTATCAGAAATAAATTGTGCGTATTTTCCTTTTGATAAATTAGACATTTGGATAATAAGTTTTTGGTGTTATGAAAGAACTTGAAGGTGAACCATCTTCTTCTAGTGCTCTCTTTAATTCATCTTCATACAACAATTTCATTTGTTGTGTAAGTTGTGGATTTATTTTTTGTGATAAATAATAAGATAGACCTGCAACCATGCATGGTACAAATCTATAAGGCACATCAGCTTCATTAGTATAAGCTCCTGCATCCTGAATTCTTTTAACATAATAATAGTTAATTGTGTTTCCAGCTTCACTGCTTCCAGGAGTTAAATATAAAGTGATTGTAACTTTATCAATAAATCTTTGTACAAAATATTGTGTAGGAGTTCCTGTGTCTGTTTTGTTTGATAAACCTTGATATGCTGATCTATTAATTTTAGTTAATGGAAAATCAACTGAAGAAGAGTTTCTATATGCAGCTTCTAATATATCGTCTACACCATAAACTGCTGTTGCACTTGATGTTCCATCAGCTGTTGATCTAAACATTGTATATTCTGATTGACCATTAACTAATGTAATCGAATTATTCGCAACTTCCCAATAATGAAGACCTCTATTAGCCCATTCTTGAAACATAATGTTTAAAGAACGTCTTGCAGATTTTAAATCATTTCCTGAATAATCAAAACGACCAAGTCTCTCATACGCTTCAGTAATGATTTCATCAATACTGAATGTAGATTCAAAAGTTGTTGTTCCAGAGGTAGCCATTAATTAACCTCCTACTTGTCTATTAAAAATGTTGCACCTGCAATATTAGTAATAGTTGACACTTTCATTCCACCTGCAAACAATACTCCATCCTCTGGAATATTAAATGCAAAGACATCTCCTGTTGGACAGTCTCCTTGGAATAAAGTTGTGCTATCAGTATTGTCTTGTAAAATTATAGTTCCAGCGCCACCACCATCAGAAGCAAGAATTAATCCTCTTAGTCTTGTTCTTCCAGCGAATACTGTACCAGTGCCTGTAACTCTTACTGCTTTTACATCACCTTTTGCTGCCATAGTTTTCTCCTATTAAAATTATGTGGGCCCGAAGGCCCACACTAATTATTTATTATGCTATTGTTGCGCCGTTGTTTCCAACAACAACCCAACCCGCTGTGCCGTAAACAAGAACTACACCATCTCCAACGTCATTGAAAGTGATTGTAGAACCACCCGCAAGAGTTGTCGGAGTTAAAGTTCCGTTTCCACCGTCAACAATCATTGTAATGATTTTAACTTGACCTGCTGTACCATTTGCAAGTGTTAGAGCGTCAGCTCCAGTTGTAGTTATTTCAGTAATAAGATCTGTAAGATTAACAGCTCCTGCTCCTGATAAAGACTGAACACTTCCAGTAATGATGTTACTGTAAGAAGTTCCTACAGTAATAGCACCAGTAGTTGCGTTTTTACTAATTGATTCAAAACCGTTTTCTGATCGTACCGGTCCTGAAAAAGTTGTATTTGCCATAATTATATCCTCCTAGTTTCCGAACATAGTCTCTAGGCCGTCGACTATACGCGTCTATGTTCTAATTAATTGTATAGTGAATATTTTATATACTAGTTTTTAATAGAGTGCAAGAAGTCCCGTAGTGTGGAGTGGATTTTTTCCAACGATGTAGCTTTTTATTAAGTAGCTACAGAAACTTGTGGAGCAATGGCATCAACTCTATTTCTAAGGTGGGCCTCTTTAGCCTCTGCCTTTTTAATATGTTGAACAATCCTACGAACTTCGTCGTCGATCCTTACCATATTAAGAGTATATCTACCCTCGTTAAGATGCTCTTGCTTCCATTTCAGGTCCAGGGTTTCCTTCTGTTTGTAGAGATCCTGGATGTGCGTTTGCATCGTCATTTATAACCTCCTCATAGGTTATTCTATATCTGTCTGAAGCATATACATTTGCTCCGACATATTCCCATTTTATAACATTT